GAACAGGGCGAAATAGGCGTCGAAGAACTCCGACAGGGTGAAGGAATCGAAATCGTCGGTGCGCTCGAATCCGAAAGCGGCGGCCGCTTCGGCGGCCGTGAAGACGAGCCGGGCCTCGTTCACCCCGGCCGGGGCCGTGGCCTTATGGATGGGGGCGACGCCCACCACAACCGGCAGGGCCGCATCCACCCGGACCGGCGGCAGGATGGAGTTGGGCTGCTCGAAGATGTAGACGCCGTGGCGATAAGCGAGCGACATTATTTGCCCTCCTTACGTTTGGCCGCGTAGGCCGCCCAAACGGTCCCGAAGGCCCGCTTCAACTCCGTGCCCGCCCGCTCCAGGGCGGCGCGGGCGGCGGAGAGTTCGGCCACAGGCACGAACAGATCCGCGAAGTCCTGATCCTGGTCCACCCGCGCTTTCACCGGGACGGGCAGGCCACCGCGAAACACGGTGAACTGCTGCATGGGCAGATCCCCGCCCATGTTCGGCCCCACATAAACCAGGGCCTGCGCCCCCTTTGCGGGCGCGTCGTTTTGCGCTTTCTCACGCTTCGAGCTGGCCATAGGTTGCAACCTCCTCATCGGTTTCAGAAATTTCATCGAACCCCGGAGCCTGGAAGCCCACCCGGAGCACGCCGCCGTGGTAGGGATGCGGCTGGCCGTGGTCCTCGCCCTCGCCCACGGACCACTTGACCGGCAGCTGCCGCTCGTAGCGGGAAAGGAGCAGCCGGTTCCTCATAAGCAGCCGTCGCACACGCGCGAGGACCGCCTCCAGGTCCATGGCCCCGTCCGCGTACTCCCCGGCCGTGAACACGCCGCAGATGATCCGGACGTCCAGCGTGGCGCCCAGGGCGTGAAAGCCGTCCGCCTCCCCGTCCTCGCCGGACACGCAGCGCAGGATCAGGAACGGAAACTCTTCCTTGAAGTCCTGACTCTCCGAGGTACGCGCCTGACCGCGCTTGGTCGGCAAGGCTTGCAGATGCACGGCCGGAGGCCCGTAGGCCTCGGGCATGGCCGGGGCCTTGCGAAATTCGGTCTGGCTGAATTCGGCCTCCAACAGGCGCTTCAGTTCGGTCAAAAGTTCCAGGCTCATACGCCCATCCCTTGGAAAATCCGGCCGACCTCATGCTCCAGGGTCCGCCGGAAGCGTTCGTCCGCAGCGCGCTGAAATTTCAGGATCATGTCCGGACGGCCCACCATCTGGGGCACGGACGGGCCGTAGAGCTTGCTCAGATGATCCCGACGCGATCCGATGCGGCGAAAAGCGGTCCCCTTGCCCCAGAACGATCCGGGGACCTTGGAGCGCCCCCTGGCCAGGGTGACGAAAAAGGACAGGCCCACAGGCGGGGCTTTCTTGGGCCGTGCGCCCGGATACGGAGAAAATCTGGTCATCGGGATGGGGCTGCCGCTGGAGATGGCCCGGCCGAAAAGACGCGAGGCCGACGCCCGCTGATAATGGAAGGCCCGGCGCACATCGCTTGCCCGGACTTTGTAGATCTTCCTGGCCTCCCTGCTCGCGTCCGTGGCCACGCCGCGCAGCTCGCGGTTGATGGCCCGGGCGATGGCGGGCTTGGCCTGATCGCCCAGCATGGCCAGGGCGTTCTCGGCCTGCTTGAAACCCGTCGTTCCCAGGGAAATCTTGATATTCATGTCCGCGTCCCGCCTTAAAATCCCAGATTCCGGTACAGGGTCAGGCGCATGACGCCCTCCCAGGTTTCCACCCGCCGCACGATCCAGTTCAGGCCGTCCACCTCGATCTCCTCCTGGGGCTGGACCATGATAAGCTGGTCCGGGATCTCCAGGATCCGCGCGTCCACATCCAGCGGCAGGCCGGAAAGCTCGTCCCGGTGATAGTCGCCCACGGTCTCCTGGCTGTCCGACCAGATGCCGGTGATATCCACCCCGGAAATGCGCACGAAGGCGGCGAACTCGCCGGGGTTCATGAAGACGGCCGACACGTCGGCGGCCAACTGCGCCTTCAATCCCATGCCTCCTCCAGGGCGGCCTGGCACTCCACGCAACGGTCGGCCCAGGGCAACGCCTCCAGACGCTGCAAGGAAATCTCCTCGCCGCAGTCCCGGCAATGAACCGGCCCCTCAGGCACGGCGTCCCGCCGCTCCGGCCTGTGAACCACCTGGCTGAGAGCCGCCCGGAGTTCCAAAGCTTCACAATTCTGGGCCATATCAACGATGTCTGGCATGACGCCTCCGGCCGTACAGGATCCGCTCCAGGATCCCGCTCATTTGGTAAGGTGGTAGACCACCACCCCGGTCACAATGGGCGCCAGTGCAGACGATGTCAGGGCCACGCCCACGCCGATGTAGACCAGCTTTTTCAAATCGTTGATTGCCTTCCACTGGTCCGCCGCCTCCTGTTTCACTTCTTTCAGCGCATCCGACGCCGCCTTGAGCGCTCCTTCATTCGATGCGCAGCGCTCGCGCCTGACGGCCTGGCTCTCCTGGATCTCATCCAGCTTACGGAGCGCCTTTTTCATGTCGTCGCGCAGCCCCGTGGTGATTTCATCGTGCAACGCACAAGTTTGGCCCACCGTCAGCCTCCTAATTCACCAGCGCGCCGATGGCGTAGGGAGCGATGATCGAGACCGCTGTGGACACCAGAGGCCTGGCCCAGGCCCAGACCTCCCCGGCGTCCGAGGCATCCGATTCCTCCACGGCCGCCAGATAGGCGGCCGTGGCTGTGGACAGCTCGTCCAAAACCGGCTTGACCTGCGCATCCAAGGCCTCGGCCTTATCCGGCTGCTTTTCCCTGGCCGTGGCGTAGGCGTCCTGGAGCGTGTTGGCCGTGCTCAACAAATACCCAGCCGCCGCATCCATCCGCTCCTGCGTCGCCCCGCCCGAGCCGCCGGGACCTGTCCCGGCGCAGCCCGCCGTCAGGATCACGGCGATCGAGACGGCCGCGAGCAGCCCAACCAGCCGCGCGGAAACGCCGCCTTTCTGATTTTTGGCGTTGCCGATGTTGAGCGCCAGCACATCCAGAATTTTACGGACGACGCTCATCACGCCGTCGTCCTTGGGCGTGGGCGTGGCCGACGTGACCACGGCGGCGATAGCGACAACGGTCATCGCCCACTCCAGGCACTGCCCCGGATTGTTCCAGGCAAACTGCAAAATCTCGTTCATTTCGCGTCTCCTTTTTGCGGCCAATCCTTGGGCCAGGTCCGGCCGCCCATAACTTCGTCCCATAAATCCCTGGTCCGGTTCATCCAGCCGTCAAACGCCCATTTGTACCGGGGCGAAGCCCCGAGCTTTTTGTAGTGATCCACCCGCATGTGAAGACAGAGAAACGCCAGCGTCTCGCCATAGGCGGTCTTACGCAGGACGTAGTTCACGGCCCGAAGCGTTGCGGGACCGAACACGCCGTCCTCGTCCAAGGCCCCGCGCTTCCAGCAGGAGTTAACCGCCCTCTGCAGAAACCTGGTCGCCCGCCCCGTCCCCATGTTCACCGCGCCATCGAACATCGTCAGGGCCAAGCCGTCCGACATGGTCTCGCAATGCATCGGAATCCAGAAATGCCGCTGGTATATCCCGGTGGCGTCGGCCAAACTCATGCCCTGCACATCCCGCCAAGTGAGCGTCCCGTCGCCGTCGAAATCCGTTTCGGAAAGCGGCAGATTCCGCAGAAACCGCAGGGAAACGCCGTAATTCGTCGCTCCGCCCGCATCGCGCGGGTCGTTGACGAACCCGCCTTCCCACTTGAGCGTAAACATCAGGGCTTCACCGAACAGATCTTTCATGCCTACTGCCCGTCCTTTCCGCCCTTGCTGTCGGCGGACGCGTCGGCTTTACCGGCCTCGTCGCCAACGAACCCATCGTCCTCGGGCTCCTCCACCACAAACGGCTCGCCGTAGCCCTGGCTCAGGATCTCCTCGGCCAAGTCGGCCGAAACGGTCAGCACATCGCCGGGTTGGCGACGCTCGCGGTTGAGCACCACGCCCTTGGTCAGGCGGATCGTCTTGTCTTTGCTCTTCTTTCTAGCGGCCACGGAAACCTCCTTAGAGCACGTAGGCGTCCACGAACGCCTCGGGTTGCATGGGCACGGGCAGCGGCCGGGATTCGGCCAGAACCCAGCGCACGGACGGATCCTTCTCGGTCCAGGACTTGACGAAATATTCGCCCTCGACCTGGGCTTCGGCGTCCAGATCCAGGATCAAGCCGAACTCCACCGAGCAGGGGCTGGAGCTCACGCCCAGACAAACCCGATTCGGATTCCAGAAAGACAGGGAGTTGCCGTACTCGTCGGTCACGCTGCCGCCGTAGCGGTAGATGTCGATGCCCTTGTACGTGCCCACATAGAGGGACTGGACGCTGGGAGAGAGGTTCCCCGCCTCGATGCGGCGGTTGTCCAGCTCTTCCTTGATAGCGGGATTTTTCACGAACCTGTCGGCGGCCGACGTGCCCATGACGGCGACGTCCGGAGCCATGCCCGTGGCGTCGATGATTTGGTCCGCCCAGGCCTGCAGGTCCTCGCCAGGATCCACGCCGTCGTCGCTCCACAGACTGCCGCTGGTGAGCAGCACCTTGTGGTCTGCGGGCATGAGGTAATCGACATGGTATTCCACGTCCGGCTGGCTCACGATCACCGCGCCGGTCAGGGCCTGGGCGCAGTAGTACTCGATGGTGTAGTCCACCCGGTTGCGCAGGTGCTGCAATTCCAGGGCGATCTTCTTTTCCAGCGCCTGGGCGGGATTACTCGCCCCGACGGAGTAGATCGGAGAGCCGCTGGCGCGCGAGCCGAGCAGGTCGGCGGCGCGGAACGGCATTTTCGGCCGCAGGCGCGGGGCCTGGACCGTATGCATTGCGCGCTTGGTACCCTGGACGATGGTGCCGCCGGCCACCTTGGACACGAACGGCAGGATTTTGCGCTCGCCCCAAACCTTGTCGAAATCGATGTGTTCGGCCGTATGCGTCCGGCGAGTCGAGAAAAAGAGCTGCTGCAAAAGGGTCGGCGGCTTGGGCAGAAGCACGATGGCCTCGGTCATCACCCGCCAGTCAAAAGGGGAAAGTCCTTCCATGTCGGTGTCTCCTTTACTTCACGTAAATGCCGGTATCGGCCAGGACTTCCACGGCCGTCGCGATCTTGGCGGCATCCGCGCCCGACCACGACAGGCCCGACTCCAAAAACTCGCCGTGCACATAAGCGATCGTCTTGGCGTCGCCGCTGGCGGGTACGTCCACGTCCTCGGCGAGAATGGCCGACGGGGTCTGCGAGCCGTCCGAACCGGCGGGGTTGAAGGCCACGTACTTGCCGCTCACCTTGGACAAAACCTGCCCGGCCACCAGGGTGGCGGCGGTTCCTGTGCTGGCCAGGGTGGCGGGCTTCTCGATGGCGTCGTGGTTGCCGATGAACTGCGGCACGCTTTCGGTGAATTGATCGATCCCGAGATTTACCATGGCCTACGCCTCCTTCCGGGAATGCCCGGCGATTCTTTGGGCCAGGTCCCCCACGCCTTCAACATGGAGCCGCCCTTCAACCGGGCTCAACGGGTCAGGAGCGGCCGCCTGAAGCGCGGCCAGCATCTGGTCCTTTTTCGCCTGCGGGGCGTCGGCCTTGGCTTCCGGTTTGGCCAACGTCTCGGACGCGGCCGCCATCTGCTCCGGCGTGATGCCCGAGGCGGCCAGCCTGGAGAACTTTTCCCCGACCTCCTGCCCGAACACCGCCCCGGCCAGGGCCGTCAGTCGCTCGGTCTCGCCCCGCACTGCGGCGGCGAGGGCCTGTTCAACGTCAACAGCCGCCTGACCCTGCGGCAGTTGGACTTGCGCCTGGGTCGGCCCGGTGGCCTGGGGCGCGCCATTGTTCTGATTCATGAACCCATCCTCCTGTTGTATGCGCTCGAGAAACGCGTCGAGCGTGGTGATTTCATCGATCAGCCCAAGCTCCAGAGCGGCGCGGGCGCCGAAAACCTTGCCGTCCGCCCACTCCCCCTCAGCCTTGGGATCGAGATCGCGAAAAGCGGCCACATCGGCCCTGAATACGAAATAGGTGGCGTCGAGAAGCGCCTGGATGGAGGCCCGGGCGCGATCGGAAAGCGGCTCCGCGTCGTTGCCCAAAGCCTTGTCCTTGCCCGCGTGCAGGTAGGTGCGCTTGACGCCCTGGGCAGCGTCCTGGCCGGACACGTCCCGGTGCAGGCACAACACGCCGATGCTGCCGATGGTGGCGGTTTCCTGCGCGGCCACGGCGGTGCAGGCGCTGGCGATCCAGTAGGCGGCCGAACACAACGCCCCGTCTGTATAGGCGTAGATGGGTTTGACCTGGCTGACGCTACGCAGAAAGGCGGCCAGGGATTGCGTCCCGTCCACCGTGCCGCCCGGAGAGTTGATGTCGAGCAGAATGGACCTGACTGCGGAATTCTCCAGCGCGCCCTCCACGGCCGCACGGATCTGTTCGGTGCTGGTCCCGCAGTCAAAGGCGTAGAGCCGCTTGACCAGGGCGCCGTCCACCCGGATCACGGCCACATCCCCCCGTAGCGAGTAGCCCAACGGCTCGGACTCTCCCGTAAACAGGTTGACGAACGCCTCCTGGTTCCCGGCCAGACCGGCCAGACGCTGAGAAAAGAGATCGAGCCAATGATCGAGCATGCGCTGCTCGATGGCCCAGGGTTTCATGAGTAGATCAAGCGCTCTCAACGGGATCCTCCTCGCCCGGCCCACTGGGCTCGCCGGGCTTTTCTTCCTCCGGATCAGGCGGAATCGATGCCAGCCGCCCCGCCGCCTGCTCCGTTCCGCCTGAGAGCCCGGCCGCTTCCAGGACATCCCTCTCTCTGGCGCGCTGAGCGACCACCTGCTCCCAATCGCCGCCGCGCTCCGCCACCACGTCGGCCATGGTCATAATCCCCGCCTCGATCCCTGCGATGTCCGCCGTCATCTCCTTGACCGGATCCACGTAGCCGCGCGCCGGGCCGATCCATTCCGCCTGGCAGTATTCGGCCCTGGCGTCGTAGAAATCCGGCGCGCTGGCGGGCAAATCCAAAAGCCCCAGGAGCCAGGCCTCTTCGAGCACCATCTCCCAGACGACTTGGCAAAAATGATTGCGCAGCCATTGACGATAGAGTTTGAAGCAGCGCCAGGCCTCCAGAAGAGCGGCCCGGGCGCTGGAGTAGTTTGTCTTGGAAAAATCCTTGGAGATGATCTCGTAGGGCATGCCCGTGGCCGCCCCGGCCGCGCGCAGGATCCGCTCGACGAACACGGGGAAGGTGTTTCCCGGCCGGTTGCTGGACAGCAAATGCGGCTTCTGGTTCATGCCGCCGTAAAGCACTTGGCCGGGACTGTAGCTCTGGTATCGCTCGCCGGTTTCCTCGCTGGTCTCGTCGCCCATCCCCACGCCCATGGCCGTGGGATCGGAGGTCTCGATGAAGACGGGAAAGCTGGCGGTGATGATGTTGGCCACCAGTTCGAAGTCGAGATAGTCGGCCAGATCCCGGAAGAATTTCATGGCCGGGGCTAGGATGGACTCGCCGCGCACCTGCTCGTTTTCGCGCACGAAAAAGCGATGCAGCACCTGGGGCCGATGCCCGCGCCAGGCCTTGATGTATTCAAACTGCGAGGAATCCAGAAAACTGGACAGGATGCCGCTGGCGGGGTTGGCGAGGTAATACCCAAGCGGCTCCCGGCAAGACCCCAAATGCACGCCGCCGCGCACGTTCTTGCTCGCGGCCATGTCCATCGGCGTGGCCATCCGGGCCGGATGCACGTCATGCAGGGCCAGGGAGAATTTCCGGCCGGGCTTTTTGAGCATGAGTGGCAGGTTGATGAACTCGCCCTGCACCAGCATGGAACGGATGTTCAGATACTGGATGTCGCAAAAATGCATGCGCTCGCCCGCGTCCGCCTCGCGGCACCAGTCCTTCCAGGCTTTTTCGGCCGAAGCCTGGAAGGCTGCAGCCTCGTCATCGCTCAAGCCCAGGCGCTTGGCGTCCACCCGGCTCTGCGGATTGAGCCCCGTGCCTACGGTGTTGATGGAGATGGAATCGATCAGCCCGGCGGCGTGGCCGTCGTTGGCCACCAGATCCTCGGCCCGCATGGCCACGAGCTTGCGCTCGCGCTCCTCAAGCCAGGAGTTGACGCGGGTCGGATACCAATTTGATAGGGTGTTGCTGTTCCCGGCAGCGCTCCGGGAGACAGGATGGACATGCCCCTGAACGCCGCTCATCTGCACGGCCTCCCGGTGTTGGAGACCAGAAGGGGCAGCCTTTCGGCCAGGGCTCTTTCCTTGGCGAGATAATCAAGGGTCCGCCGAACCTCGGGCAGATCCGCCCGCGTCAGCTTCCGCCCGCCGATCTCATAGGACTGGCTGGTCGAAAGCGCCAAAAGCGCCGCCTTCCACGCGGCGAGCTGCTCATCAAGCTCAGGGAGGGTCCAAATGGATGCCATGCGAATCCGTATAGCGAAATCGCATGGGTTATGACGGGGCTATTGGGGCATGCGGGACTTAGGAGAAAATAATATGCGCGGCTGGTGTTTTAAGTTGCATTTTTATGAAATATGCGAATAAATATCCACAATCACGACAACATGGCTTAACAAGTCTGGAGAACTTATGCCTTCATTAGACGATGCGCTTGAAAAGTTTCGAGAAATATATGACGAATTTAAGATGTTTAGCGACAAAAAAGGTGAGGCGAGCGAATCAGACACTCGCCACAAAATAATCGACAGATTATTAAAAGACGTACTAGGCTGGAAACATTACAATATTACTTGTGAAGAAAAAACTGAGGATGGCTTTTGCGACTATGTGTTATACAGCAAAAGTCATACATTCTGCGTAATTGAGGCAAAAAAAAGCGGCATTTCTTGGACAATTCCGTCTTCGCCATATCAAAAGCGTCAATACAAGTTGTCAGGAGTTATTTCAAGAAACAAAGAAATCGATAAAGCAATTAGACAAGTTCAACTATATTGCAATGACAAAGCTTCAAAATACGCAGTAGCG